GTTTGATTGTTTGAATGTTTGGACATTAGAGGCTTCCCGCCTTTATGTTGTGAGTGTGGGCATCCCGCCCGTTAGGTTGAGCGTTACAGTCGCTCCCCTGCCCTTGGCCGCTAAACCTTAGGATTGCGCTAGTTCTTCAAGACCGAAAGCACCAACTCGCCGAGCCGTTAGGTTGCCCCCTGACGCCAAGGCCATAAGCCGACACCGTGAGGACTTGAAAGGACATCCTTGGATGCGCTCTCTGCTGATGTTTTATATCCCGACCTAGCAAGCCGGTAATTGGTTGCGTCTCTCCCCTTGGGGTTAAGATGCTTAGAATAGGTTGAACGCGGGCCAATGGGCCTGATAAATTCCCAAAGGTTAAACCCCACTAGGGGTGCCGAAAGTAACTAAAATGTCACCCGTCGTGAGTAACCGCGCTCATGAATGGCAAAGAGGATGAGTCTTATTGATAACTCCACGGACGAAACCGACATTTGCACCACATCAAAGCGGTTTAGTAATTGCGGGCCTTTAACCCCCGCTTAGGCATCCTACTGAAAGCTGCCGACACTCACCCCGCTTTTAGGCGCGGGACTTAACCGCCACTTGGGCTACCTATTCGGGACCTAATGTGCCTCAACCCGAAACTCTAGCGCATTAAACGCAATTCTTCGCCTCAACAAATAGCAGGTTTTGCGGGCTAGTCAAGCACTACGCCGCCAGACAGTCCAGCGCATTGCGTAGAGCCGATAGATTGACCGGCTTGTCGTCTGCCGACTTGCAGCATTCCGTTTGCAGCAATGACGTCTTGACGCGCCCGATCCTGTCCCTCATGGCGTAGTATCGCTTGAACACTGCCTCGTTGCCGTCGCTTGGGTCAAAGCCGCCCGATGATACCGCTAGGCAAGACTTGCTTTCCGTTATGCCGATTTCTTCAAGGTAGGCCGCATACACTTCCGAGAATGTGCGCGCCTCTTGTGCTTGCTGTTCTGTGATTTGCTTAGAAACAAACAGCCGCCCGATCATGTCGCACGCCAGGTCAACAAACGCCCCGCCCTTGCTATCGGGTGCTGTCCAGCTTCCGCGCGCTAGGCGTTCATCTGTTGGCCGCGATGTGGGTTTGGTTGCGATTGATGCGACATCACGCACAGCGGGCCATTCTTGGGGGGTGGCTTTGTTCTGTGCGCGTTTGTTGCGTCGTGCTTGTGATTTGCTTGTCATGTTTGCCCTTTGGTTTGGGTCATGGCGGCTGTTGTCGTGGTCCGCGCTCTGGGAGGAATACGCGGACCACTTACCAACAAAGGAAGGCCCATGACGACCTGCAAGCACTATGCGCTGGTTATGGGGGCGGGGTCAAGGGGGTGTTAGGAACATCAAGAACACGCCAAAGAACCACACAGACCAACCATAATCGCCCCTATGCGCAGCCCAAGATGCGACCATCAGAAAGAAACTAGCAATTATCTCAAGCCCCATCTTATTCGCCCTCCGTTGGTGCGCTTTTGATCGTGTAACCAACATCTGCTCCCATAAGCCATTCAAGGTCATCTTCGCCATCGCAACTATCAATGACAAACGAACCGTGCCTGTCCTCGTGTCCTATTGTCATTGAGTGACGCAGGCAGGCTGCTTTTATCTCGCTTAGAAAGGCATCAACCTTTGGAAACGGCCCTTCATTGCCTTTGTGGCCATAACGCATCACCGCCTCAACAAGATGCACGTCGTCGCCTCGGTGTGTGTGGTCATCGGTCATGTGTTGTCTCCGTTTCCAATTGCATAGGTGATTGTAGGCACGCCAGCCGCCCATGACTTTGTATCAAACTTGACAATCATGCCCTTTTTCACTGCGAAAGAGGCCCGTCTTGCCAGTGTTTCCTTTGAACACCCCATGATTGACGCAAGTTGCTCTCTACCCATTGGGGGTTGACCTTCCAAAACCTTTACTAGCTCCTTGGCTTTCTTGAACCAATGCTCGGTGTCGGCCTTGTCAACGCCCAGCATTAACTTGGGAAACGTGGGAATCTTTGCGACGTGCTTGGCCTTGCGCTCTGCTTTTAAAATTTCGGCTGCAATAGTTGTCTCAAAAAATGTTGCACAGACCCGACCTCCAAACGCGGCATCGCAAACCAGCTTAGTCTCTACGGCGTTCATGTTGCGCCCCTTACCTGCAAGTGCTTGCTTGCCATGATGTGGTCAATGCTCATCCTGTTTGAAAAGTCGTGCCCAACTTTACCGTGAACTAGCTTCCAGCCTTTGCGCCTGCATGTCGCTGATACGTTGCTAGCTGATAGCCCTGTTTCGTCTGAAATCTCTTGCGCGGTGCATTCCCAGTTGACCGACGTTCCCGCCCGCCAGATGATAAAGTCGTTTGCTCGTTGTGTCATCTACTCGCCCTCCCCTGTCGTCTTGCGTGCCTCAAGCATTGCGTCGGCCATTTCGTAGGCTATTGCTCCGGCTCGTTCGGTGGTAACGCTTTCGTCTTGGGCCAATCCTGCCAAAGCCTGCCCCGCAAAGTGATCGCGCAGGGTCATGCTGCTGGCAAGTCCACCGGCTGCGATTATGGCTGCGGCATTGTCTGCTTTTGCCTGCCATTGCGCTTTGGTACTTGCCAAATATCCTTCAATTCGGCGTTCTTCCTCTTCGGGTGTTGGTTTGGTCATGGTCTTATCCTTTGTTGGGGTCGGTGGTTCAGCTATCAAAATTCTTGCACGCATCAAATGCTATTCGGCCTACCGTGGCTGAAATGTCTTTAATGGTTTGAACGGTCATTGACTGACAATCAGCATGATTTATCAAAATCTGCATCATTTTCAGCTCTGCTGTTTTTGCTGCTGCCTGTGCGGATTCTAGCTTATCTTTAGGGAACATGGTATTAATCCTTTGTTTGCTTCTATCCCTACACTACGGTTATCGGTTCACCATGGCAAGCCCTAATTCGGATATTACAGAATAATAATCACGGCGTCAGGCTGGCGAAATGCTCAAACACGGCAATTTGCGTGCGATAGATCGCGTCCATCAGATGCCCGTCAGTGGCCGTGTCCTCATGCGCGTGGCATTCGCTGCACCCATGATATGCTTGGAAGTCGTGCGGCTTTTGATTGGCCCCCGCGCCCGCCCTGCGCCTGACGTGACACAGCACGGTTGTTTCGTTGTCGCCATTGCACCACTCGCTGCGCATCTGACACGGCTGTCCCCTTGCAAAGTCCCGCAGCGCCTTGGACACAAACATCTTGCCAGGCTCCCACACGTCTTTAGGCTTGCTGGTGCGCTTCATCTGCTTGCGGGGTGACTTTGGTGGTGTCTGGCCTTTTTGGTAGACGGGGCGTCCTGTGTTGATCTGGCTCATCTGTTGCCCTCTGGGTCTGTCATGTGGATGCCTTGCGGCAGATACTTGGCGCGGCGCGGGGGCAATCTACCTACACTAACGGCTTCCTCAACGCTTCGCCCCGCTGCCAGCCTGTCCCTGATCGTGCAGCTATGAACACCAGAAAAGCGGGCCAATTCTGCCCTAGTCCAAGTCTTCCCGTTGTAATCGATAAGATGGTCGATCGTCCGGTTGTTGTTCTGCTCAGTGTAGGTTGCCCAACGGCAATTGTCAGGAGAATATCCCTTATTGTTGTCAATCCTGTCAAGAGTGTGCTTCTCTGTCGGACGTTTGCCCATGTCATTCCAGAAGGTTAAAAAGTTACCTTTCCACTCTTTACACATTGAAATGCCTCGTCCGCCATATTGACAAAACCTAGGATGCTTTTTGTTTGAGCATCGTTCTTTGGCACCCGCCCAGACAGCATATTCTGGGGTGTAACTCATGCCGTGCATGTTCAATGTTTTACTCATATCCAATCTCCTGGGTAGCTTACAGATACGCCTCGCTCGGCCCACATTTTCTGCATTCCGTCTAGGTACTCCATTTTCTGCGTGGTGTTCATCGCGCGGGTGACAGGGAAGTCCATCGGCTCCATCATTAGCTCTACCTTGTCTTTGTATGGAAGCGGCTTGATTAATCGGTCGTACTTTTCACAGAATGTGTCCGAGGCAATACGCATAATTGGCACACCGATCCGCAGCTTGGTTTCGCCGCGCACCTCCTCTGCCGTGTTGCCGTTGTTTAGTGCCGCCGCGATAAGGGAACACCAGACGCGTTGCAGCTTGTTCTGCGCCTTGGAACGGCTTGCGCCCTTGGTTACATCAACCGTGTAAGGAAACGGCATGTTGCCTAGAAATGCGTTAAGCAACAGCACGTCGTCTGCATTGCGAATTGTTCGACTAGTCATAAACGCCCTCCACCCATTCCGCCAAGCGCCCCGCCTGTTGGGGCGTTACGGCTGATCGCATCACGTCATCCCCTCCGCTTCCATAATTGCGCGGCCTATCAGTTCTGTGATTTTGGGAACGACGGCGTTTCCTAATCCTTTAAGTCTGTCCACCCGCTGGGGAACCCCATTAGCCACTCTACCCACGTCGGGTTCAAGGCTCCACTCTCTAACGACACGGATTGCCCCAAGGATACTTGTTTGCCTATTGCTAGGCGGCGTTGCACTGACGGGTTGCTCAAGTTGCCCCTGTCTCTGTTGCCGCTGGCTTGCGGAGTTGGCCACATTGTTTTTGCCACTACAGTCGCCAACCCGTGACAAGATGCTGACTTCCCGCCGCTCATTTTCGGCCCCTTGTAATCCGATTTTGTCGGCGTTGGCCATAGGCTCCGCGCCACTACGCTTTCCAGATTTGGAAACCTGTCGTTTACTCGGTTGCCTATGTTCTCCGCTGCCATTGCGCTGCAACTGCGCGGGGTCGGCCATAGCTTCTGGTTCAAGACCTGCGCCGCGAGTGTCATTGTCTGCCCCTTTGCCAACAACCGAACTCCGTATTCTGGGTCTTTTGCTCTCGCTTGATTTACCATTCCCGTCGTTGGGGTAGGCGACGATCCAGACCCTTTCGCGACGGTGGGGAGCGCCCACGGCTGCCGCAGGTATGTTTTCCCATTCCGCATCATACCTGCACTCGGCCAAGTCTCCGAGAATTGAGCCAAACCATCCCCCTCGTTGTTGAGCTGGGCCACTAAGCAACGCTGCGACGTTCTCCACGATGACGTAACGGGGTGCCAACTCGCCAATAAGTCGGACGATTTCGGACCACAATCCGCTGCGGGTGCCTTCGCCAATGCCTGCTTGTTTTCCAGCGACGCTAATATCTTGGCACGGGAATCCCCCTGTGATGACATCAACGGAAATTCCGTCGCGTCTAAGAATGTCGCCTGTGAGTTTGGTAACGTCTTCATAACATGGAATTCCTAGCCAGTGTTTTGCAATTACCTTGCGGGGAAATGGTTCAATCTCGCAAAACGCAACGGTTTCAAACCCGCCAGCGTTATCTAGGCCATGGCTAAACCCGCCTATGCCGCTAAAGAGGTCTAGAACTTTTAGCTTGGTCATCATGGCCCACCGTCTCCCTCGTGTCCGTCACCTACATCAGCGCTTGCCTGTTCTACGGACGCGTATTTGCCTGCGCGCTTGTCGTAATGCAAATGCAATGCAGTCGCGCGCTCGTGCAGGTGTTGGCTTGCGGCTGGCTTGTTGAGCGCCTTCACCTCTGCAATCAGGGCGTTGATGTCGTCAACTGTCTGCGCCTCGTTTACCTTTTCTTGTGTGGACTTTGACGGCGTGGCATCGCGGCTGTATTCAATGCTATCGTGGTCTGCGTCGTCGCCTGTCTCCAATCCAAGCGCCTTGAGCAGCGCATACTTGACCGCGTAGCTTTGCGCCTTGCCTGGCCCCTTGTCCTGCGTGTCGATGCCATGCCCGCAGCTTTCCACGTCAATGAAGTCTTGCGGGTCGTCAATGTTGGCAAATCGCACCGTCATGTTGCATTCGGTTCGGTTGCCGTTCTGCGCCGTGTCGCATCGGATCGGATAGTAAATCACGCCATTAGCAAGCAACGCGGGGCGACACTTGGCCGTTACCTTGTCGTGGGAAACAATCTTGTATTGCATCCCCTGTTTGCTTTCCTTTTGAATGTAAGTGACTTCGCGCATAACTGCGGCCATGCGCTGATGCAGGTTCAAAATTGGATCGGTCATGCCGCTACCCCTTTGCGCAGGTCAAAGTCAACGCCAACGGCTGTAAATGCGTCACGCACCAACGTAATGGCGTGCGCCGGTATCATTGGCGTGTCGGGGTTGTCTAGGTCTGCGTTGATAGCGTCTAGGACTGCGCCGAGGTATACAACGGGGTTTGGGTGTGGGTTTGGCATGTCATGGTTTCCTTTGATACGTTAAAGGCGGGCGGGGTGATTGTTACACCGTCGCCCGCCCTGTTGTTGTATATCATGTTTCGGATTTGTCCAAGCGTTAATTGCTTAGAATGGAATATCGGAGTCCGTTAGGCCGTCGCCATATCCGCCACCGTCGTGTTCTCGTTTAGACGGCGCGCCCGATCCATAGCCGCCCTGGTCGCCTGACTGCCCGCCGCCGTCCGCCTTGCTTTGCAGCGTTACATCCGACACGTTAACCGTCAAATATGTCTTGCCGTCGTGTTCGCGCTTTGACAGTTCGCC